TGATTGTTTCGAATTCCCAGAAGGGTTCATCGTATTTAAGTACTTTATCTTTTACTAAGATTCGATACCAGTCTTTCCAATCGCGATCAACTCCTAAGAAGATGCCAACCTCCGTCACAATGGGGCGACTTGCGCTTGTTACTTTCACTAAATCACCGACTTGCATCATTTATTATTTTTTCCTTTTGTGTGCGTGTTAACTTTTTGAATTTATATTCAGCTTTTTGTGCTTTTGAGCGATTCTCAAAGTCTAGCCAAAAAACTAATTTAACTGGTCGTCTGGTTTTAGTATATTTGGCTCCGCACTTCTTTGTATTGTGTTCATTGAGACGGCGAGTTATATCCGTAGTCGTTCCGGTATAAAAGGTGTCGTCTGCGCATCGAAGAACATACAAAAACCAAGCTTTTTTACCGGCGTTCATAATGTCTCCTCATTGCCTCGTCATATTCTTCAAGAGTAAAAATGTTTCCCTTGCTCACATTAACTATTGAGCCCAACTCTGGACCTCCTAGAAAAAGCGCTTGGACATAATACGGATTGCTTGTGTTTGTGACCTGCATCAACGCTGGTCCATTCTTGCACCATTTTGCAAGCTTTACCAAGTCATTAACTTGCACGAATCATCTCAAAGCGGTCTGGGTGACACAACAAACTTTTAACGAGTGCATCTGTGGGGCCAGTCTTTGACCAAAAAATAAGGATCTCATCATCTGCGGACATTGAAAAGATAACACCAGTGTCATTTTTTTTGGGATCTGATGTGTGGGTATATCTAATTAAATCACCGACTTGCATTTGCTTTTTTCCACTTTTCAATACAAACAAATGTTTCTCTATATTCTCCATCGCTTGTATACCAAGCTCTGGCGTGTATACAATTGACGGCTTTAGCGCAATCATCCCATTGTGTGAAGGTGTTGCATCGCCTGTTGGCTGTGGTTGACCCAGTTGGATGTGACCATGAACAAGCGGCGAGCATCAACATGGTTAAAAATAATACGTATTTTTTCATTACTTTTTTGCCTCACTATCTCGCTGGTGACGACTCACTATCTCCAAGATGCCTTCTGTACATCTAGACCGTCCGGGTGCGCTCAGCCAACTCACAGAATATTCACGTGTCTTAACTTTAGTTTTATGAACTTTCATAACCATTCCAAAAAGAGAAGGTCGATTATATCGGTGTGAAACCAAATCGCCAATATTAAACTTATTCAGCCTTTTCATACCTTTTTTACCTTCCAACGTTTTTTATACTCTCCATCTTTGCCCTCGATCATTACTGACTCTTTGGGCACAAAGCTGCATATGCGTGTACGTGAGTTTGGTTTACGACCATTCATACACTCAATAAAATATTTAAAGGACGGCTTTTCAATTTCTAAAACCTCAACAATTACTTCCACCCCATATTCAACTGCTGCAGATTTTGCTTCTGCTAAAATAGCAGTGCGCGAAGCGTTGTTAATCCTCCAACTCTTTCCCTTTTCACTATAATGTGCTTGATAAACTTTTGGCATTTTTTACCTCCTAATAAGATTATATCTTAAATAAATCGCGTTGTCAAGAGTTTTATTTCCACTTTCTTTTCTTCTGATTCCAAATTGCACGACCAACAGCCAAGCCTAAAGCAAAGCATGCGATGTTAGAAGCAATAATATATAAAATAATAATTATTTGTGTATCTGTCATTCTTTTCCCTCTTCATAATATGTGTGTTCAAATATTGGTTTTTCACTTTTGTAGCCAATTGAAAGAAAGTGTTTGTATTTAAGTGGCGCCTCATATTTTTTTAGAATAATAGACAGATTGCGACATTCGCAGCTATCTGCAGAGAACCCTTCATGAAAATCTAGTTGAAAAAACTCTTGTTCGCATATTGGACATGTAAATTTTGTTATTTCTGGCAACCTTTAAACACTCCTTAAATAGCCATAGCCGAAGAGGGACTCGAACCCTCACACCCGTTACGGATAACGGATTTTAAGTCCGTTGCGTCTACCATTCCGCCATTCGGCCACATCATGTTATATACTATAAACCATATTTTCTTTTTTGTCAAGAGATTAAATTGGATAACAAGAATATTCATAAAGTTGCCATGCGCATGCATATTCATCATAACACCAAACTTCAGAGCACTCACTATAATAATAGATGTCCTCTGTGCGCCACACACAACAATGTTCATCACAAACGTATGGCGACTCATAATATGGTGTTTCATCATACCCACAAGGAACATTTTGATTTTCCATGTGAAACGTGCAACTAGCAGCGAATAGCAACACTAATATTAGTGATTTCATTAATAAAGATCGGCTTCGTGTTTGAGTGTTTTAGAGCTACCGACCACATCCATGGCGAACGGATCTATATCTGAAGAATGCTTTTGAACTTCAGCGTGATGCTCTAGAGCTTTTGTGGCACGATTCACTATATCAGCTAGCGAACCAAATCCTGGGTCATCACCTGTGCCTTTCACACTGTGATATCCAATTAAATCAATTAAAATTTCTTTTGTTTCGTCGTTCATTCTCTTTTTCCTTTTTTTAGTTAGTACCCTCGACAGGACTCGAACCTGTGGCCTACGGAGTAGAAATCCGTTGCTCCATCCAACTGAGCTACGAAGGCATTATTTTTTATTTCCTGTAACTATTTTTCTGAATGCCATATATAAATCATTCCAATTTGTTTTACCAATTCCATCCTCCAACATCATACCATTTGTAGCTGTTTTGTTAAAGGTTAATACAGATTCTCTAATAATAGATTTAATACTAGTTTTATTTTGTATAGAGATACTCGGACTGTATAACTGCATTAATTGATAATTTTCTTTTATAAGCTTTTCGCTTTCTGAAATGTTTTGATATGCTCTTAAAGTTGAATTAGTGTTGTCGCAAAATTCAATTACATTATCAATGCCATATGTTTTTTCTTCTGAGAGAAACGGCAACCTTTTTGCAACTGTTGCCAGCCCAACGCCTGGAACTCCATCTAAATTATCACTTTTGTCTCCGACGATGGCGCGAGCTAATGCAAAATTAGTTGGATGAATACCAAACTTTTCGACAATATTATTTTTGTTTAATACTTCTTTTTGTGTTGGTCGATATACCACAGTCTCATCATCAAGTAGTTGAAAAAAGTCTTTATCACTTGAGACAATTACTTTTTGCCAACCATGGAAATCCGTATGTTGTGCAACAAAAGAAATTACATCATCTGCTTCAGAGCCATCAGAAACTAATTGTGTTATCGGAAAGTTATTTAAATATTCAACCAATCGTATTTGTTGCCAAACTTTATTTTGAAGCTCTTCTTCTTCAGTAAGGTTTTTAACGTCACGATTAAGTCGTAAAGGTTTTCTTCCCTCTTTATAGTTTTTATTGACAAGTTTTCGTCTGGCGGATCCACCTTTACCATCCCAACAAATAACAACTCTATCAGGTTTAATTTCTCGGCAAAGCTTTTGTAAAATTTTAAGAAAACCCGCAGTTCCACCAATTGGATCCCCGTTAGTAGATAAAGCTGGGTTTACAATATATGCTCTCAAAAATTGATTGAGGGCATCAATAATCATTATTCTTTTCATGTAGACTATACTATCAGATTAATTTAGAAGTGTCAAGGCTTTTATGCCACTTTTTTTGGAAGACCTTCGTGTTTTGTGCTGGCAAATTTTAAAGTTTCTTCTTCGCTCATTGATTGAGCTGCTTTTTTTATTTTTTCGTTAGGGCAATCGCCATCTTTTTGACATTTGCGTACCATGGCCATGAATTGTTGTTGGGATGTAGAGACCGCTTCTTCTTCAAGATAGGTGTCTCGCTTCATAGAAAATCCTTGTGGGTCAGCAGATTCACCTTCACCAAAACCTCTTTCTAAGAAAAGAGAGATTTCTTCCTTAATAATTTGTTTTAGTCTTGATTTAGTAAGTTTCATAGAGTGTAATCCTCTTCTTCTCCGCGTGCAATGCGTTTCATTCGTCCGTGTGAGTCTTCGGTAGGAGTATTCAATGTCGTTCCGGGATCTGCTTCGTCATCCCATTTATCCCACTCTTCTCTTTCTCTGTCTTCATCTTCTTGGTTTTCTTTTGCTGTTTGAATAGCGTGGGCATATGGCTTAAGAACATCCATTAAAATAGCTTCCGTTGCATTATCAAAATAATTAAAACTTAAATCGCTACCGTAGGCGTCCGAAAAGCCCTCTGGCTCCAAGCCGTTTTCTTTTAGCTTTGTGCCTATCGTTTCCCATGCGCTGTCTCTTACTGCGCTAACTAAATCATCCAAAACTCGCTCCCACTCACCGATTGGTGGATCGGGGTCGTCATTGTATGTTTCTATTTCTTCTTTAATAATTTGTTGTAATCGTTCTTTGGTAAGCTTCATGAAAGATCTCCTTGATTATATTAAATAGTTTTTAAAAAGAGATTATTCCTCTTCGTAGAAGGATTCTGCAGATCCTTGGCGCGTATCAAATTTCATAATGATTTCTTCGTCCATGACTTCTAGAACTCTTTGTTTAAATTTAGGTTCTTCAAGTTTCTTTTTCCAACCCGAACTTTGAAACTTGTCGGACGTGCCATCACCATAATCAAGCGTAAACCATGCGCCGCTGTTTGACAAAAACTGCGAACCTTTAATTGCATCCAGCCAGCTTTCTTCATCTTGTACACCAATTTCATCTCCCCATAAAATCTTAAAATTACATTGACGGCCAGCAGTACCAAAACGAGATTTCTCAAGTTTAACCTTAACTTCTGAGCCAATTCGATATCCTTTTTCATCTGTGATAAAAGAAGCCTTCGCTTTCCTTCCTGTAAGCCATATACGCAACGAATACGCATAAATCATAGCTTTCCCGCCTGGAGTCGTAAAAGGAGTTGTAAGAGCCTCTGAGGGGCTTCTAGAAATGTTTGTTTTAAGCTGATTCAATACAAGAAATGTTGATTGGCTGTTCGCAATTGGTACTGTAAGCTTTGACATGCCTTTAGCAAGAATTCTTGCTTTTACTGCCATAGACGAAAGAGGGTTAAAGTCGCCCTCGATATCTGAAACGGCTGGAGTTAAGGCTAAAGAGTCCCAAATAAAAAGCATTTTGTTTTCGTTCGAGCCTAAAAGTTCTTCAATTGTTTCTAGCACAAACTCTACAGATGTTGCCTGTACATAAAGAATGTTATTGACATTGCAACCTGCTTTTTCTAAGAAGCCAGGATCAATTGCAGACTCTGAATCAAAGTAAATTACATCGATTGCCATTTTTTGTGCGTTGGCGGCAATTTGAGCAGCCATGTATGATTTGCCTGTAGATTCTAAGCCAGCAACTTCAACGATTTTCCCCATGGGAATTCCTGCTTTTTGACCTCGGCATATAATGCTATCAAGCCATCTTGAGCCGGTTGGAATCCAATCCTTTACGATTGTTGGGCTACCTTCATTTAAATTGTGTGCGACGTTAATTCCAGCTTTTTTATTAATAAGTTTGCGCATGTCTGCAATGGAAAGCTTGCCAGCTTTTTTGTTCTTAGCCATTAAATACTCCTTATGTAAAAGAATGAGGCATCTGTAAACCCATGCCTCCCTGCGGTTTTACAGATTAACTACCTAGCAAATCGCTAAAAGCTTGGTCAACGGAAGTGCTAGAGTTTTGCTCCTCGCTGCCATTATACTTAGTAGTTTCTGTAGAAACTTCTTCTGGATCGGAATCGCCCAAAAGAAATTCATCTAGCATAGCCTGAACCTCGGCAAAAGATTTTCGGCTATTTGAGAAAAGCTCATCAAAATCTGGAACGGAATCCAAATATTCATGACACTTCTCAGGCTCATCACAAAGTGGGGTACTTCGACGGCGCGGTGTCAACTGAGTGACAGGAAACGTTGCGCCTTGCGGTTTACCATAAGTAAGTTGCAAGTCTGTTCCACTGTCAGCATCAGTAATATCTCCATATTCTGGATTTAAAACAAGATTTAGAAGAGTTTCATAAACAGTTTTTCCGAATCCCCAAACTCGAACACCTTTATCCTCTTCTCCTCTTACAACAACGGGTGCAAAGAAACGTTGACGAGCGCCAAGTTTTTTTGCCATTCGTTTGCTGTCTTCTGTGCCTTCTTGCCACAGTTGGCGTACAAAAGAGTCCAACGGACAATCTTCGCCAAAATTTCGCTTTGGACTCAAAAACCCGGGATTGTCACCAACATTGTAATGAAACCAGTAATCCTTGAAAGGATCTCCATCTTCAGTTGGGACAATTCGGATAGTTTGTTCTCCATCTTGAGGTCGCCAAAAGCGGTTGCTGTTGCCACCCCTATTATCAAGTGCAAATTTGCGATCTTGCATTTTTTTCATATCAATAGCCATAATTTTTTTTCTCCTTTTTAGTCAGCGCAACAAATCTCTCACGCTGCTGATTTTGTTATAATACTATAAATTTATTTCTTTGTCAAGTCTAAAATTATCATTTTGGACTACAGAACTATTTAACAATCCATAAATGTAAGGCACATCATAAATCGTTGAATAGATTCCATAACTAACCTTTATTTTATCATATTGTTTCAAGTTTTTTAGCTGTTCTGACACTTTTTTCATCAACGTACCGTCATTTTTTAACATTTCTTCAGGCACCCCATAATAATACCTCTTATCTCTAGGAATGTCAAGGTCAAAAAAAAGTTTTTCTTCACTTTTTTCATAAGACACCAAACTAAAGGTCGAAATTCTTGCAGTGTCTGTGATTGGGCCAAACGTTTCCATCTCGGATTCCGAATTACTAAAAACGTTGACCATGTGCATAGTAGAAGTTATTAATTGATTTATTTTACTATAGTGTTCGCGAATTGGAACCTCTCCAACTATTTCTGATAGCCTAACATTATCAACTAAATAAATTCTTTTTAATAAGCCAGATCTAGCATATTCTTGTAAAACATTAAAAATTACGTTATCATTTAATACCTTTTTCTCTGGCAACAGAGTTCGATCCGGCCTGATATATAAAACACTAATTTCACATTTGTGTCTTAACTGTTCTAAAATTTTTAG